TACCACAAAGTTTAGCCATTATTTTTTCTTCTTCTTTCTTAGCGCTATAAGATCAGCACGAGTAATCTTTTTTCTTGGTGGCGCTACTGCTGCTAATCTTTTTTGTTTCTTACTGTATTTACTATACGGCACGTTTACCTCTCTTTAAATAATTTAAATATTCTTCTAGTTTAGAAATATTTACTTTCCTTTTTTCTTTTTCTTCTTCGCTGAAGATTTTTTTCCCATAGATCCTTTGCCTTTTTTCTTCATTCCGTAATGTCCTGGCATCTTGTTCCTCCTTTTTTTGTTTCATGTAAAGAGACCAGCAATCTGGTTCTCTACAAAATCTTTGACCACTAGCATACACTAAATAATCTGATCCTGCATTAATATTCTGATGTTCCTTATTACAGAAATCGCAGTGATATACAAATATTCTTTGTTGTTTTTTTCGTGGCACTTACCACTTTTTACATGACCAAAATCTCGCAGTCAATTTATTTGTAGCCGTAGAACATTTATGTCTGGCTCTAAATGATTTTCTTCTTGCTGGATTTGATTTCTTAATGGTCATCTTTGCATCACCAAATCTAATGAGTCTTACCTTGTTGCCTGACTTGGCTAACACTGCAAACTTTTTAGTTTTAGTTCTTGCATTCTTAGGTTTATTGTAACCTGAAAATTTTTCACCTCTATATGTTATTGCCATTATTTTTTACTGTTAATATAACTATACACTCTTCCAATGTCTTTGTTAATACCTAATAGTTCTCCTTGTATCATACTAGATCTTTCTTTTAAATCTACAATAGAAACTAATATCCAAGTAGATAAACCAATAAGGATTGTACCTAAAAAACCTATAATCAGTTTCACATCAATCTTCATTACATCAATCCTTTTATAAATTCTATTAATCCACCTTGAGTTAAGGCATATAAAGCTAAAGCACCCATCACAAAGTATTTAATTCTAGCTTGTAAGTCTTTAATATCATCGTAGATAAACTTGAGTTGGTTCTCATTGTTACGCAATTTATGCATAACATTATCTTCTAAGTTATCTAATTTTTCTTTGATAACCTCGTCACTCATTATTACCCCTTAATATATCTTTCTTTACTCTTGGTCTGGATTGTCTTTGCTTATATGAATACACAGACAGAGCTTTCTTTTCTTTGTCAGCAGTTTTTTCTTTAATTAGTTTTTTAAAATCTTTATGGTCCATTATTTTAAATTATCAAACATATTCTTACAAGGTAATGTTCCCTTTACAAATTGTTCAAACAATCCTTTATCTTTATCTTTTGATTTGCACTTACAATACTTACGAGGTCTTGCATAAAGTTTACGCCATAATCTATTCTCTAAACGAGAAACATAAGTCAGCAACTTACCTGACACCCATCTATCTAGTTTATAAATTAAACATCTCATACTCTACCCTGCCTGTTATAAGGTTTGTTTTGTAACTTAAAGCATTTGTTTGGCGACTTAGCGTGTCTACCTTTTCTTTTTATTCGTTTTCTTTCTAACTTTTGAAATCCTTTTGACTTTTTTGCCATACCCTAATCCTTGCTTGGATCTAACAGATCCAGTTTGCTGAGATTTAAGAGTAATCTTTGTACCAAATTGTTGTGAAAACATTTTAGCGATTTGATTACTCATTACTTTCGCTTTATCAAATCAGTGGCTTTAAGTCCATACACAGATGCAATCACACCAACAAATATAGTTTGATACCAGAAAGGTAATTGGCTAAAATACTCAAAAAATAATTTCATTTTTTCCATGTGCGTTGGATCATCACTCCATACGGCAAAGCCTAGCATGATAATAGGCACAGATAAAAGGATTAAAATAAATTCGTCTTTCCAGTCTGATTGTCTGGCTTCTAAGAGTTTACCTTGATATTCTGCTTCACCTGTTGCCATCTTTTCTGCGTGTTTCATTTGAGCATCAGACATCAACATTTTTGTCTTTTGTCTATTTTTATAGATATGAGATCCTGCTTGGATCGCTAACTTGATTACACTTAACCACATTTTCTCATCATCCCTGCAAGTTTTTTACATCGTTCTGGAGTTTGTTGATGCCAACGAGAATCTATCATTTCGTCAGCGGCGGAATCATAATCTTTTTCTTTTAAAGCTACAATCATTTTTTTAAACTTAGAGGTTCTAACAGGACCCAGTTGAAACATCATCTCTACCAGAATACCTTTAGCACATTCGGTAATATCCAGGTCATGTTCTCTGCAAAACAAACTCATCAGTGCTACGGATTCTCTAAAATCTTCTAAGAACAGTTGCTCTAATTCTTCTTTGCTATACTCTACATCATCTTTCCACTTTTCATCTTTAGTGACGAGATGTCCGTAACCGACAGTTCTGTTGCCTAAATGATCTAAATAAATTTGATTGCGATAGCCTTCATGCGCTTTAATTCTTATGGCTACGCCTTCGTAGTTCATATACATCTCCTTGTTCTGTGACATAGATTATCTTTACGTTTAACTCTTTTTGTTTCTTGCTTGGGGTACGATTAATTCTACTACCCACCTTGCATCCATAGGTTTGATTTTTTCTAAGTGATACGGTTTTAACATCATAGTTAGTATACTCTTTTGTCTTAATATTGTAAGTCACAATGTCAATAGGACCAACCCCATCAAGAGGTGTAAAAACTATAGTGTTTTCTTGCTTTGCAAGATGAGCATAGGCAATAAGTTGTGATACAATACCTTTGCGATGCTTCCTGTTCATTTTGCTTTATTCTTTAAAGCGTAAGAATTAAAATGCTTTTTGTTCATTGATACAACTACTACTACATATAGTAGTTGTTAAATCAATGAATACTAATTGTGGATATTACTTATCTAAGTATTTTTGAATATCGTTGAACCAATCTTTCCAGAATGCTTTTATATCTGCATTAAATTTTTCTACAGACTCTTTTACTTCTGAGTAAGTTGGAACTTTAAAAGGATTGAAGTTGTTAAACATATTGTTCTCCAGTTTGTGTTATGATTAGAATATATGTTGCTACGCAACAAAGTCAATAGTTATTTAGTAAAGAAATTATGAGCAGAAGAAATAAGTCCAGCAATAATAAGAAGGATCCAGATTGCACCTTTACCTTTATTAATATCCGCTCTTAAGGATTTAGTCTCTTCCTTAACCTCTCTCATGTCTTTAACGAGTTGGTCAATCTTAATATCTGTTGTTGATTTTCTTTTTATTGCCATAATCTCGGTATTTTACCACCTTTCTTAAGAAATGCTAGTGGCTAATTCCTATTCGGGTTTAGTAGGAAACACCACAGCTTGTATTTGTTCAACTGTCGTCAATCCTTCAGTTATATTTCTTAACGATTGTCTGTATGTCGTCATTTCAGCAGACAATGTATTATCTGATAACGCAAGATAATCTGTATCTTGTAATAGTTTATTTCTTTTAATTCTAAGTTTTTCCATAGCTATATCTTTATCTACTTGTGCTTCCTTACCTAATATTTGTGACCATGTGTAAGGTTGTGTACTATGGAATGTAGCAGAGCCATTTTCATCTGTACCAGAAACATATTTAACATTTTGTTGATACTCAGTTTCATTTGTAGGTGTTCCGTAAACTACAAACTCATAAGAGTTATTGTTTTCTTTATTTAGAGTTTCAATAATTTTTGATATATCTAACATTATGGTAATATCTCCAATGCTATAATTTCACTTCTTGTATTTGAGTTATGATAATATCCTGTTCCACTAGCAACTCTAAATCCTAAAGCATAAGTAATTTGTGATGTAGTTGCTGGTGATGATAAATGGTTAAAACCTAAAATACTTACTATATCATCGCCAGCAGAACCTCCAGCATAAGCATATCCAAAACCATCAGTTGACTCTCCTTGATTTACTCCATCTTTCATTATGGTTACATAAGCTACATTACCTACATCAGTATAAACATTTACATGACAATGTATTAATATTTTTGATGATGTTGAAGTGGGTGTAATATTTACAGTTAAATTTGAATTAACAAATGTTGTAGATGTTGTTGTTTCTTGTGTTTCAGTGCTTCCTACTACAACTTGACCAATCTTACCAAATCCAGATGTTTTAGCTCCAGATGTTAGAGTAATTGTATCCCCACTCGCACCAATCGTTAACGTGGTTCCTGATTGAGGTTCTATTGCATCGACTTCTAGTTTGCTCATTAGCTATTCTCCTTTGGATGATCTGATTTGATTTGTGCGATCCTTGCCTTCCAGCTCTCTATACCATCATCGTAAATTTCTTCAAGTTGGCTTTCCCAAT